ATATGTCTGAAGATTTTATGGTTGATCCAAATAATAAAGAAGTAACTCTTACTAATCCAATACCAACTCAGAAAGATATCACTGCAAATCCTCATATCATGGGTAATGTAGGAACATCTAATAAATTTGTGGTTAAAGAGTATAAAGCAGATTTAACCAGTAAAGTGGCGGCAGGTCAATGGGGAAACACAATTCATCATATAAATTTAGATGAAACTAAAGTTACAAAAAATAAGGCTATACAAGTAACAGCAAATGAAATAACAACACACAAAATATCAGATAAATTATATGATAATATTATTCCTGGTCCAGCTGGTCAAAGTTATCAACAACAATCATTATTTTCAACTATAAATGATCCTATTAATGTAGCAGCAAATAACCAGAGAGCAAGAGCACAAAATACAAAATTAAGTGTTGGTGATATAACACCAATACCATATATTGGAGCTGGGCATTCTATAAAAGTTTTTCAGGGTAGAGGCGATAAATCAAAATCAATATCAGATGGTCCTTATATAATTGCTGATATTAATCATATGTTTCAACGTAATGATGATAATTCATTTGAATATAATCAAAATATGACACTAATTAGAGAGATGCTATAATGCAATTTGGAACAGTAGTAGATATTAATGACCCAGAAAAACTTGGAAGAGTTAAGGTAAAGGTATATGGTCTTCACGATAATATAGAGTCAAAAGAACTTGGATGGTCAAAGTGTTTAACTTCTACAAATACTCCTGCTCAATTTGGTCACGGTGCAAGTGTAAATTTACAGGTTGGTACTTTAGTTTCATGTGTTGCTTTAGATATAACCTTACAAGAATTTATTGTAACTGGAACTCTTCCTACTAAGACTGATGGTGCGAAAGATAATAATGTAAGAGTTAGAGGCGAAGCAGACCCACATGCTGATGAACCTCTTGGTACATATGAACCAGGAAGTTGTTATGAACCGGTATATCCATATAATAATGTTATGGAAACAGAGAGCGGTCATGTTAAAGAATATGATGATACCCCCGGTGCAGAACGTATAAAAGAAAGACATAAGAGTGGTACTCAATATGAAATCCAAGCTAGTGGTTCAAAAGTTGAAAGAATTGTATCAGATAATTATCAATTAGTATGTGGACATGATACAGTTGAAGTTAAGGGTAATGTTAGAATTATTGTAAGTGGTCATTGTGATTTGGCTGTATCTAAAGACCTTACTGCTAGAGTTGGTGGCAATATGACATCAACAGTTACTGGTAATATGACAGCTGATATTACTGGTACAACTTCATTAACAGGTATTGGTGATATATCAATAACACAAAATGGAATTGATGCATCGTTGATAACAGTAAAGTCAGAATATACTAAAGACGATGTAGTATATAAGGGGAATATTAAATTAGATGGTGAAGTAAGTATTACTGAAAACTTAGTAGTTGAAAAATTAACAACTACTAGTAATAGCACAGGTAAAATTATACTTGATACTCACGAACATTTAGGAGATGGTGGTGATAATTCATCTGGAAATACTGGTCCTCCGATAACTGAATAGGTATAAATAGATTATATGACAACGATAGCACGACAAGCAACGTATAAAGATTTAGATTTTACTTTTAAGCAAAATCCTAATACCAATGACGTTGGAATAAAAAAGAATAATAATGCAGTAATACAAAGTTGTCTTAATATACTTCGAACTAATCATGGAGAGAGACCTTTTCAATGGGAATTCGGTGCAAACTTAAGAGCATATCTATTTGAGAACATGACTCATATAACAGCAGCAAACATGGCAACATCTATTAATGTTGCGCTATCTAATTATGAACCAAGAATAGAAGTATTAAATACAAATGTTCATACAACAGAAGAGGATAACGATGTGTATATCACAGTAACCGGTAGAGTTAGGTCAACTAATGAAATAATAGACGTATCTACCACAATAGAGAGATTACGATAATGGCAATAGAACGCAGAATCACAGCAAGTCAATTAGATTTTGACCAGATAAAAGCAAATATAGTTGCATACATGCAAGACACAGATACGACCTTCAATGACTATAACTATGATGGCTCTGCAATGTCAACTATTATCGATGTCCTAGCATATATAACTCACATCAATTCAATGAATGCAAACTTCGCATTGAATGAAACATTCCTTGATACAGCCCAGTTACGAACTTCTGTTGTATCTCATGCTAAGCTATTAGGTTATGTACCAAGATCTATTGCCCCATCTGTTGCTTATATAGATGTTAAAATGAATTATGATACTACAGCCACACCTTTATGGAATCATGATTCAAATAATGATCCACTTCCATTAACTATGGATAGAGGCGTCACATTCCAAACTATTATTGATGGTGTTACATATCCGATGTTTGCTTCAGCCACATCTACAATAACTTTTGATGCAACAAATGGTTGGCTATTTTCTAATATAGCAATTGAACAAGGCACACTAGGAAGTATAGTATATACATTCCAAAATAATACATTCGAACAATATATAATTCCTTCTGTTAATGTAAATACTAAATCTATTAAAGTGACCGTGACAGATTCAGCTTCTACAAGTGCAGCTAAAGTTTATACTATTAATACTAATGTAGTAAATCTAACTGGCATAAGTGAGGTATTCTTTTTAGAAGAAACTCGAGATGGTTATTATGAAGTTAAATTTGGTGACAATATTATTGGTAAGAGACCTGGTAATGGAAATACAATTACTATTGAATATTCTTATATATCTTCTGGCACAAATGTTAATGGTACTACTGTATTCACAATGACAGGTTCACTTAATAATAATACTGATGAGACAGTAACCCTTGTTACTAAAGCTACTGGTGGTGCACCAAGAGAAACTAAAGAAGCAATTAAATTTAATGCTCCTCTTGCTCACGTATCTCAAAATAGAGCTGTTACACCAGATGACTATAAAGCTATTCTTCAAAATGAATTCGCTGATATCGAAGCTGTTAATGTATGGGGTGGTGAAGACCATACTACACCTGATTACGGTAAAGTTTATGTAAGTATTAAACCATTATCAGCTAATGTATTAACCACCACTCAAAAAGAAACAATAATAACAAATATTCTTAAACCTAAAAATGTTGTGTCTATCACTCCGGTTTTAATTGACCCTGAGTATACGTATATAGACTTAGAAGTATTTTTCAAATATAATCCAAACCTTGCAACAGTTACAGCGAGTGGACTTTCAACTTCAATAAGGAGCACACTTGTGGCATATAATACAGATATATTAAAAGGATTTGGTGGAGTATTTAGAGCAAGTAATGTTGTTCAGAAAATAGATGCCACTAATATTGCTATTCTATCTAATATTACTCGTGTTAAAATGACAAAGAAAATCACCCCAATACTTGGTACAGCAACAGCATATTCACTTAAATTTAATCAAGCTCTTACAGATTTAGATGCTACTTCAGGTACTACTGGTTCTTATGTGACTTCAACAATGTTTACATATAGTGGTGTACAATGTATGCTTAAAGATTACTATGATACTTCAACTGAAAGCAGGATTATTCGAATAGTTGATGCGGGTGGTTTAATATATGATACAAATGCTGGTTCGGTAGCTGAAAGTACTGGTACAGTAACACTAACTAGTTTTAATCCTACAGCACTTCCTACAGGTTCTACTACAATCGATGTTACGGTTAAGCCAGCATCTACTGACGTGTCTCCTACAAGAAATGAATTACTAACAATCAATACCTCAACTGCAATTATATCAGGTGAGATAGATACAATGGCTACTGGTGGTACAACTGCTGGTATCGATTATGAAACGGTGAGTAGCTAATGGCAAGCGGTTTAGGCAAATATAATATATCATCATATGTAGATGATTTAATACCTGACCATATAGAAACTGCGTATCCGGATCTTGTTGCATTTATTAAGATATATGCTCTTTATTTAGAACGTGAAAATAATTCTGGGTTTTATTTAAACTCACTTGATATCCAAAGAGATATTGATTTTGTAGAGGAACATCTTCTTACAGAACTCCAAAATGAAATTGGTGTTGCTGTACCGAGAGACTTTGCTACAGAACCAAGAATGTTTTATAAGCACCTTATTGAGTTCTATAGAAGTAGAGGTACACCAGAATCTATTACATCATTCTTTAGAATGATTTATGATGATGAAGTTGAAACATATTTTCCATTCACAGATTTATTAAATCCATCTGATGGTGATTGGACAGACCAATCAGCTGATATTATAGCTAATCAATCCAGTTATACACCTTGGAATATATTTACAATATCTGGAACACCTACGGTTGTAAGTGGAAATAATGATGCAGGTAACTCTGCATTTTTAGATGATGATGTAGTATTTGTTAATGATGTATATAAGACTCCAGGTACAGATTATACGGAAGATGTATATTCAGAATCAAATACAACTAAATATAGATTAACATTTGCTTCAGCATTATCAAATGGTGATGTGGTTAAGACATATCCTAAGGGTTTATTTACATCAGCAAATGGTTTCTTATCAGATAAGAAGTTTTTACAAGATTCTTACTATTGGCAAAAGTTTTCATATGTTCTAAAGACTGGTAAGAATAT